CCTCGTGATAACATAGCCCTGCGTTGGTTGGCCCAAGAATATGACATTGGCTATGACTTGTTTGATACCATCATGCAGGCACGAGAACGCCAAGCCCAAAACTTAGCAAACTTTTTGGTCGTAAAAGCACAAAAACACAACTTACCCATAGTCATACACGGCAAGGCCTACAAGCCCGATGTGGCCTACTGCATTGGCAGTTACAGCACCTTGGTGGGCTTTTATGTCGCCGAAACAGGGCATCGTTGTTACTACATTGATCCCTTGGCTGACGACACTGTAGACGTATTGCACGATTTTGGTCGGCCAGCTGTGGTCTTGATGGCCCACAATCGTGCAGTTACATACAGCAATGTGACTGGTGATCACCAGGATCATTTTTATTATGATATCCGGCCTGGCAGCGTGATCGTGGATCCATGGCGTCGACTTCCGATTGACATGCCGGGTGTCACTGTCATACACTATGGAAATACTAGAAAACAATGAGTCCTATTCCAGAATACGTTCATGTCACTTCAGATCAAGATGCACTGTTTTACATACGTGCAGAATGGCGGTTGTGTCGTGTGAAATGGCCTTGTCGTTGTGAGATTTCTAGACGCATGTTGTGGCCAGGTACCCAGGCCTATCGCGGAAGGGCCATGTACACAGGGCCTGGAGAACCAGTGTTTGAAACCCGCTGGCACGATCGAGAAGAGCACATCGTATGGCAATTAAAGGAGTAACAAATGGGAATACTAGATAAATTTTTTAAAAAGAAAAAGCCTGTGGAGATCAAACCCGAAACACCACGGCCTAAAAAGAAATCAGAAAAAGAACTGGCCACCGAACGTGGCGAGCCTTATGTGACAATACTCAGCATGGAAATTGATCCAGAAAATCTGCAATCGGGCAGTTTTGAACTGGATTGGAACGAAAAGTTTGTGGCCAATTTGGTGCGTGCTGGATATCAGATGAATGCCAAAGACACCGATGCCGATATCGTGGATCGTTGGTTTACCACTGTTTGTCGCAACGTGGTCATGGAGACCTACGAACAATACGAAGCCATGAATCCTGAACGTGATCGCGTAATTAAGACCAGGAATATAGGCGATGGGAGATCAGAAGTATCATGATATTCAATCACATCAAACAACTACACGCTGAAGGCAAAAAGATCGGCATCACATTTTCAACATTTGACATGTTGCATGCTGGTCACATAGCCATGCTAAGTGAGGCTAAGAATCATTGCGACTATTTGATCTGCGGCCTGCAAACTGATCCCACTATTGATCGACCTGATACCAAAAACAAACCAGTACAAAGCATTGTGGAACGACAGATACAGTTGGCCGCTTGTCGTTATGTGGACGAAGTGGTTGTATATCAAACCGAACAGGACCTCGTGGACCTGTTGTTGATCCTGCCAGTGGATGTGCGTATCCTGGGTGTGGAATACGAAGACAAAAACTTTTCAGGCGCACAAGAATGCCACCGGCGTGAAATTGAATTGGTATTCAATGGTAGAGATCACAGTTTTAGCTCATCGAGTCTTCGCAAACGTGTAGCACAGGCCGAAAGTGAACGCCTGTTGAAGAACGGTCCACCAGAACCAGATCTGGCGCTCAGTACTAAATCACTGGGCTGGTAGAATCCAAACATCATGAACCTATACATCAACGGTGACAGTCACACTGCAGCAGCTGAAGCTGTGATACCGCATGCATTTGCCGAGGACGATCCAGATCTACTCGAGCTTGGGAGACAACCACACCCTGCAAATTTTGCAGTGAGCTGGGCTCGACAATTGGGCATACTCATGGGAGCCCGATTGCACTGTGATGCAGAAAGTGCCAGTTCAAACACCCGCATATTGAGAACTACCCGGGCCTGGTTGGAAAAAAACACTCCTGATTTGTTGATCATACAGTGGAGTACCTGGGAACGACAGGAGTGGTTGTTGGATGGCGTCTATTACCAGATCAATGCTTCAGGACAAGATCAAGTGCCAGAAAGCCATCAGCACATCTACAAAGAATTCGTCAGTACTGTGGACTGGCCTTTGTGTACCAAACAAGCACACGAGGACATTTGGCAATTCCACCTGGAGTTGCTGGCCAGCAATATTCCGCATGTGTTTTTCAATGGCAACAATGATTTTTCTCGCATTGCACAAAAACAAAACTGGCACATGAACTATCTAGCACCCTATGATCCCAGCCAGACCTTTGATAGCCTTTTACGCCAAAATGGACATGAACCCCGGCACAACAGCTGGCATTTTGGCAAGGATGCCCATAGCTTTTTTGCCCAATTTATGTTACAATACTGTATTGACCACCAATTCTTTTAAGGCCCAATATGAAGTATGTGCTGATTGACACAGCAAATTTGTTTTTCCGTGCCAGACATGGCGCATTCCGTGCGGCTGATACCTGGGAGAAAGTGGGCTTTGCCCTGCATGTGACCTTGATGGCTGCCAACAAAATGGCCCGTAGATTTGAAGCTGATCATGTGGTGTTTGCCTTGGAAGGACGCAGTTGGCGCAAAGACCTTTACAAACCCTACAAAAACAACCGTGCCGTAGCCCGTGCAACATTGACCGAGGCCGAGCAAGAAGAAGATAAAATGTTCTGGGAAACCTATGATGCCCTGACTAAATACTTGAGCGATAGGACCAACTGTAGCGTGATCCGTTGCCCTACCGCAGAAGGCGACGACATCATAGCTCGCTGGATCGCATTACATCCCCAAGACGAACATGTAGTAATTTCAAGCGACACAGACTTTGTGCAGTTGCTTGCAAAAAATGTTAAACAGTACAATGGTATTACAGATGAGTTACACACCATAGAAGGAATCTTTGATGCTAAAGGTAAACCAGTTATTGACAAGAAAACAAAAGAGCCTAAGACTATTCCTGACCCGCAGTGGCTTCTCTTCGAGAAGTGTATGCGCGGTGATTCAAGTGATAATGTGTTCTCGGCATTCCCTGGCGTCAGGACGAAAGGTACCAAAAACAAAGTCGGCTTACAAGAAGCGTTTCTTGACAAGGATAAAAAAGGTTACAGTTGGAACAACCTTATGTTGCAAAGATGGAGCGACCCAGACGGTGTTGAGCATCGTGTCCTAGATGACTATGAACGCAATAGGACCTTGATCGATCTCACTGCACAGCCAGCGGACGTGAAGACCACAGTAGATGCTGCTATCACAGAACAGATCAGCCACAAGGATGTGGGACAGGTAGGAGTAAGGTTCATGCAGTTCTGCGGCAAGTATGAACTCAACAAGTGCAGTGAAAACGCTGAAAGTTTTGGGCGATGGATGAATCAAACATATCAAGGAGTACTCAATGACCATAGTAGCTAAGACAGTGATTGACAAACAGTTTTGGATCCTGCAAGAGGACAATCGCAAGATTGGAAATGTGGAGGCTTGCCGGGATGGCTACCAGGTGCGTATCAACAATCAGGTGGCACAGTTCAAAACCATCAGGATGTTGCAACAACGAGTCAACATCAAATTTGAACACATACCCAAAATCGCCAAGCCTCGCATTGGTCATGAAGTGCATGGATATCCCACTGCTGGTCGGGCCCACAACGGAATCTGGAATGTGCCCAGCAAATTGCCTTTGTTTACCAAGACTACCAAGAGCAAGAGTTGGTACGCCGCAGGGTGGTATGCTGTGAAACAAGGACGCCATTGGGAAACTGTGCAAGATCCCAAACTCATAGTGTTGCAACGCTATCCGTATCATGGACCATTTTTAACCAAGGAGATTGCCGATGAGCATACACCTACAAAAGTTTGTTGATCGAGTGCGTGGCTTCGAGGCCCGCGGTGCCAAAGAGTTTACCATGAGCATACAAGATGCCAAAGACATGCATGCAGATATCACCCGCATGCTGATAGATCTGCAGACTTTGCGTGAAAATGCGGCGGCCCAGGCGCAAGAACCCGAAGTAGTCACTGTGCAAATGGACGGTGGTACATTCTAAATATACATATATTTTTGTATAAATAAATGTATGAGTCGTCCCAAGCCACAAGTGCTAGTTGAACTAGCCAACAAATCAACTTACAAAACTGAACAGGTGCTGGCCAGTGAGGGCATCTGGGCAGTGTTCTACAATGGCGAGCCCATCAACCTCAAAACCAGCAACCTCCTGGTGCAATATCCCGGACCCAAATACAAAAAAGTTTCATTCAGCAATCCCGGCCATGCCAAGAATCTGGCTCGCAAACTCAACACACAATTCCGCACCGACAAATTCACCGTGGTGCTGTTAAAGTCCGGCGATCAGATCTATCCTTGATGTGCGTGACAAACAAAAACTCACACTAGAACTGATCCAGCTGTTGCCCGATGAGCAAAGCATCAGCTTAGAATCGGCCATGAACATCTGGTGGTTCAATTTGAGAAAAAATGGTGGCATGAGATTGACCAGCACAGGATTTGATACCTTTGTGAAAAAACTCGAACTGGAACACTACAGTTATCCCATTGACAATCCCATGCTGTTCAATCATGAAACCATACTGGACCTGGATAGAAAGATGCAGATGCCCTACTACATACATGCCGCCAAAGGTGTTCCAAAACGCATCGTATTTTTTGGTAGCAAGGAAGCAGTGATGGTAAACCTATATGGAAATCTGCAACAGTTTCTTGACAACTACCGGCCTTGATGCTATACTGTAAATCAGGGCCTTTAGCTTAATGGTAAAGCAATCGACTCATAATCGATGGAGTGAAAGTTCAATTCTTTCAAGGCCCACCATGCACAAGGTAAATATCATGACCGTGGAACAGCAAAAGAAAACACCAGTAGAACGATACTACTACTCAGAAGATGAGTGGAACAGGCTGGGATGTGGGCCTTTGCCGCCAGAACGTGATCGTGCTCGTAGACTTGAAAACGTGGTTGCAAAAGGCAATCCCAAGATTGACGGCAAAAACATAAAAGGTTACAATTAACATGTGGTTGATATTTTTTGCATTCATGGCCATAGTGATTTGTTATAGCATCATGTGGATTAACGAACATCAGGATGAACAATAAAATGAATCAAGACTATAGTTTTGCCATTGGTGTAGTTGTGGTAGCTGTTGTGTTTTTATTGATTTTGTAGTTTCCAATTTTGATCAAAATTGGTGGTAGGACGGGCCGCGGTTGACCATGAATCGGATTAAATATATAATATAAGAATTGTTGTAATTCCTTCCAAGTGAAGGCGCTGTGGACCCGGGTGCAACTCCCGGCATCTCCACCCAAGTGTATTGATGAGTATGTTTGGGTGGGGATGAATTAGGATCGACATGGTGAGCTAATACGGACGGCAACACAGTAGGCGATGACTGTAAATCAAGCAACTCGATTAAATGCAAACGCATCTAATGACGAGGTCTTTGCTTTAGCGGCATGATCTCCGGGGCAACTATGCCTTGTTACCCAAACTAGTCTAAAAAGCCTGGTTTTCCAGGCTTTTTTGTTGACCCGACTAGGTTGACCTGGAATAAATACATCTGTATAATACTATTATGTTGAATCGCAAAGTGACCTATCTTGTACCACAACCCAATTTCAATGGGTTAGTCGTTCTATGGACAATTTGCGAAGGCAAGGATTCAGGGCATTGAATAGTACGAAACACCATACGATATTCGAAACCCTGGAACTAAGCACTCCGGGGTTTTTTATTAGGAGAAAATATGGAAAATAAAAAACAAAACAAATTCTTTTTAGACGCTGAAGAACGTGTGGCCTTGATTGAAAGCAAGTTTGAGCGTGCTCAGGCACAGGTCGAGGCAATGATAGCACAGATTGAAGCAACAAAGAAATTGAAAACTGTCCATCAAAACAAAGACTGACAGTATCAAAGGTGGTTGCAGGAAACGAGGTCCTGTGTTACACTATAAACAAACACAAACGGGCGGCCCTGGTGATGGATCTCTTCTTGTAGAGTCAAAAACCCAGGCGATATCAAAGCGCATTCCAACGAGTGTGCTTTGCTATCTATCGCGGGTTAGAGAAATGGTATCTCGGGAGTCTCATAAGCTCCAGTTGGCGGTTCAACTCCGTCACCCGCAACCAAATAAATCAAACGTTGAGGCCGTTGTTCTATAAATATTTTTATGATAATAGTTAATAAATTACCCAACAATTTGCAATGGTTGTGCCCGATTGACGGACTTGTTCTCACACGCCTGGGCAATTTCATGGATGGTGGTTATGTTGTACCACTGGACCTTATAAATCAATCTCAGGCCTTGATAAGTCTGGGACTCGGAGATAACTGGAGTTTTGATCAGGATTGGCATGCAAAAAAACCTCAGGATCCCATACACATGTATGACGGCACCGTGATCAAAGATCAATTAAAAGTGGCCTACAATGTTGGTGTGCGTGGACATATAGATTTGCAAACAGAATACGAAGGTTTTTTCCAAGGACAAATCCAGCACTTTCTGGAAAATGTAGGCCCAGGAGCAGGACAGACCAGTTTGGCCACTTGTCTGGCACGCCAGGGCGAAAAAAATGTTTTTATCAAAATGGACATCGAAGGCGGCGAGTACGTGCTGATCAATGACCTGATCAACTATCGCGATCGTATAACAGGCATGGTCATGGAATTCCATTTTTGCAATGGCAACCGAGCACAGTTTGAAACTGCTGTCAAGATGTTGCAAACTCATTATTCAATCGTGCATTTGCACGCCAACAATCACGTGGACATTGGCCCCGAAGGCCTGACCGATTGTTTAGAGCTGACTTTTATAAACAATAATCTGCTGCAGATTGATGGCAAACCAAGATATAATTTTTATATAGATGGTCTAGATTTCAGCAACGTGGCTGGCATAGAAGATCATCGTTATTGTTTTTGATCTAGAGTCTAGGACGACAACTGGCAAATGCTGTCACAGTGCTGTCTCTGAAGTTGAGGCTGTTGCTGAGTTGTTGACACACCGACGCAGTGGCCACAGGTTGTTCCAGTTTACGGACAAGATCTCCGTTGAAGTAAACAAACAAGGTCAAAATATATTCCATAGTATAATAACTCCTAGTAATATATATCGCATCTGATATGTGATTTTGTTGGAGAAGCTATACATTTTTGTTATGAGCTTATTACGGTGAGGTGCCCGAGAGGCCCAAGGGAACAGTCTGCAAAACTGTAAAGCCGTCGGTTCAAATCCGACCCTCACCTCCAGTCTATTCCGGGCAAGTGTTACGGTAGCACCGCAGCCTCCAAATCTGCTTGACGGGGTTCAATTCCCTGGCCCGGGGCCAAACAATGCGGGGTTCGTAAAATGGTATTACCCTAGCCTTCCAAGCTAGAGTCGCGGGTTCGATCCCCGCACCCCGCTCCATATTTTTTAAGAAAGGAGGCACTTATGCCAGCAGTATTTTTAGTCAGCGATACACACTTTGGTCATGCTGGTGTATGTCGCTTTACCCGTAACGATGGTGTGACCAAACTGAGACCGTGGACCGATCCAGACGAAATGGACGAGTTCATGGTTGCAGCCTGGAACGAGCGTGTGCGCCCCAACGACAAAGTATATCACTTGGGCGATGTTGTGATCAACCGTCGAGCTCTGGGTATCATGCGTAGGCTCAACGGTGACAAGGTTCTCATTCGTGGTAATCATGATATCTTTCGTGATGTTGAGTACCGTGAACACTTCCGTGAACTGCGTGCTTATCATGTGATGAATGGAATGATTCTCAGTCATATTCCTATTCACTCTGAAAGCCTGGGTCGGTTTGGTGTCAACATCCACGGACACTTGCACGCCAATCGTGTTATGTTGCCCGGATTCAATGGCAAGATCACTGACATTGTTGATGTTCGTTATCATTGCGTGTGCGTGGAGCAAACCGATTTCGCACCCATCTTGTTCGAAGATGTGATCAAACGCATTGAAGCAGAAGGTGGCCAAATCGGTTTTACCAACGGCAACGGTACCACGCAGACCATGTAAGGCTTACCCCGGTGGCGCAATTGGTAGACGCACTCTCCTCAGAAGGGAGCTGTTGAAGGTTCAAATCCTTCCCGGGGCACCATTGACACAGTGACGTTTTTGCAGTATAATACTATTTTACAAGGAGAAATCATGAGCACCAAAATTGACAGTCGTAGCAGTGAAATCGATACCGAACGCTGTGTGGCCCTGGCCGGCGGCCGATATGATTTGGTTATTGCAGCAGCTCAACGCTTGAGAGAAATGAAACGGCGTGCCCGAGAAACCAACTCCTGGGTCACACCCATTGATGCACTCAAAGAAGTACAAAGTGGAAATTTTAATATGACTGACTATTTGATAAAGGTAAAATAAACATGGCAAAACGTCAAAGTGCAGGTGAACTGAGTCGAACTATCGCTGGACAGTGGACCAAAACTGAAAAACGGTCGGCGGCCAGCCGTAGTATCACAGAAGCCAACAAGAACGCCCATCGCATCATCAAGGCATTCCGTCAACAACAACACATGCATTAAACATGGGCTCCCGTCGTCTAGAGGCCTAGGACATTGCCCTTTCACGGCAAGTACACCGGTTCGAATCCGGTCGGGAGCGCCAAGGAGATAATATGAAATTATGGGAAGCCACAATTCGAATTGATGGTCGTGAGTTCAAAGATCGAGTGGGTGCCAACACTGCCCAAGAAGCTCGCATGTTGTTACAACAACGCCATGGACCCCGAGCCGTGCCTTATTTGCCGCACATGATCCCTGGTTAATAAGTATGTTTACTAAACTACAGGATCACAATCATGGCAAAAAAACTCAATCGTCGTAAACCAGGCTACACCAAAAACGGTGAAGTAAAAATCATCAGTCTCAGCGTACGACAACTCACCGAACTCCGAGAAAAAACACAGGCCACCAAGAAACAGGCCAAGATTCAGCGCAGGATCGATCTACTGAAATCTAGACCCGGCTATGTAGAACCAGTGGCGGAAGCCAAAGAAGCCCCTGTCGCATAGTGGGATTGCACCTGATTTGTAATCAGGCTCGAAAGAAAAGGGTGTTCGATTCACCCCGGGGGCACCATTAACAAGGAAACAACTATGAGCAAAATGAGCGACACACTAAAAAAAGCCTTGCACAAAAAGCGAGGAACCAATCTACCAGAACTTGTAGATGCTCCTGCTGCAGAAAAAAAAGTCAACAAGGCCACAGCACCAGCACCCAGCAAGAAACCTCCAACTAGATCAGCCGGACGAGGTCGCTGATGACAAAGACCGTATTAGTCACAGGTGGTGCTGGATTCATAGCACATCATGTGGTCGCTCATATTTTGCAGACCACAGACTGGCGCATAGTGTGCCTGGATCGTTTGGATTTTTCAGGCAATCTCAATCGCCTGCACGAAGTGTTGGAACATGCCACTGCAGAGACCCGTGCTCGTGTCCGGATCGTGTATCATGATCTCAAGGCCGAAATCAACCCCATGATTGCTGAACGCATAGGCCCTGTCAACATTGTGCTACACTTGGCAGCAGGATCGCATGTGGATCGTAGCATACAGTATCCCATGGAGTTTGTGATGGACAACGTGGTAGGCACAGTAAACCTCCTGAACTATGCCAGAACCTTGAGCAATCTAGAACGCTTTGTGTATTTCAGTACCGACGAAGTGTTTGGTCCTGCTCCGGCCGGAGTCAGTTACCAGGAACGTGATCGCTACAATGCCACCAATCCCTACAGTGCCAGCAAGGCCGCTGGTGAGGAAATGTGTGTGGCCTTTGAAAACACCTATGGCCTACCCATAGTGATCACTCATACCATGAACGTGTTTGGTGAGCGCCAGCATCCAGAAAAATTCATACCTCTTTGCATACAACGCATACGTGATGGTGAAACTGTGACCATACATGCCAATCCCGAACGCACACAGGCCGGTAGCCGACATTACATACATGCTGCCGACGTGGCCGAAGGACTGATGTTTGTGGTGGGCATAGATACTACCAAGTTAGCTCGTGACTACGGCGGAGCCAAGTGTGCCAAGTTCAACTTGGTCGGACCCGAAGAAACCGACAACCTTGCCTTGGCACAAATGATAGCTCAAGCACAAGGACGTGAACTCAAGTATGATCTAGTGGACTTTCACAGCCAGCGTCCCGGGCATGATCTGCGTTATGCCATGAGCGGCGACTATCTGCGTGGACTGGGTTGGCAACCACGTGTGCGACTCAGTGAAAGGATTGCCCAGGTGGTCGAATGGAGCTTGGCCAATCCGCACTGGTTGAAAAACTAATTAATTTTATTACCAGACGATCCATATTATCATTTGGCAGATTTGATGCGTGATTATCCTAGTCTGATTAATTTCCCAACTAAATAATTCTGCAACGCCGGGTTCTTCCGACGTCGGATTTCAATTAGACGCTTGACATAGCGATGTCTTTACTAGTATAATATACTAGAACGCCTACCGTAAGCGGTGTTCTTCCGCAAGCATTAAATTATATCTAAAAAGGATTACTACGATGAAAACTCGTACTTTAGAAAATTACGGCTCCTCTGTAGGAGTAGAAGCCTATGACATTGACTGGAATTCTCAAGAAGAAATTATTGAGCTCGGTAAATTATGTGCTGGTCAATGCATTGTATTTGTTAACGAAAAAATTCCTTATGAGCAACTTGCTGATAGCATGAAGCTCTGGGGTGATGATGCTGGTGCAACCATGCATGATTACATTGGACAGAAAAAAGTTGATGGTAGACATTGGCGAGATGTTTATCTTGGACTAGGCTATACAACCACTAACATTCCCAAAGAGTTGCAAAAGAAAGTGTCATACATTACGCCCAAAAAAGATGAAAAGGGGCGAGCCCAGGGATTATTCTCTAACGGTGAACTAGATTGGCACAGCGACCAGTGTGCATTTGATGATGCACAGCGCATTATTGGTCTACAAAGCATTAGTGATAGTGCCAGTAGTCAGACTACATTCTTATGCACTCACGACGCTTACGAAAGTTTAAGTAGCGATATGAAGAGCACTATTAAAGAGCTTTATGTCAAGCACAAATGGCGCGATGGTATAATGGCACCGGGACTTAACTCAGTGCAAACATTGGTAATACATTACAATATGGTTCCTTTGGATGGTATGGAAACTGCGTTTTACCGTGAAACTGCTACAGGACTATCAGGATTAAAGATTCCAAGCCACTCATTTGATGGATTTGTTGGTATGGGCCAAGACGAAAGCAATCGTTTATTAAACGAAATCAAACAAGTGGTGTTCCAGGACAAATACGTGTACACACGCAATTGGGCAGATGGTCAAACAATGTTCATGGATCAGGAGATTACATTACACGCTCGTCCAACCAATATTCTGGATGGTGACAAGCGCACCATGGCTCGATTGATATCATATGTTAATAATATATTTCCCAATAATCAACGTAGCTTCAATGTTCGCTATCAAGGTAAAATTATTACTCATGATGAAATGGTAGTCTTAGTTGATCAAGAACGCAAACGTGTATTTGATCTGGAACAAGATGGTAACTATGCCAGCACCGAGGACCAAGTCTATGCAAATTGATTTGTCTCGCCCAGTTATCTTCTTGGGCTCAAATGTTAATTTATATCTACAAGCAGAAATTGCTGAATCCAATGGTATGACAGTTGCTGGAGTAATTGATAACGATTACTTTGGCAACACCGAGTACCTATGCGATATTCCGATAATAGACACAGAGTTATCGTTTGCTGATCCAGAAAAATTAAAGTACTATCGAGATAATTTTAATTTCTTTTGTGCTGTAACTGGTCTTCCGGTACAGGATGCAGTATCGATCCGTAACTATCAAAAACGTATCAACATGATCAATATGATCGACGAACTAGAATTACCCTGTGTATCGATTATCAGCAAACACGCAAGTGTATCTCCTACTGCTGTTATTGGTCGAGGAGTGTTCATTGATCACTTTGTTAATATAGAGGCCAAAGTTGAACTCAAAGACTACGTGACTATTTTTTCATATTCATTTGTGGCACACTTTACAGTGGTTGAAAGAAATGCACAGTTTCAGAGATATTCAGGAGTTGGATCATATTGTCTCGTTGGGGAAAATGTACATTTTTCTACTATGTCAAAAGCAATTCGCCCCAAACTAAAATTTGGTAAGAACACTTGGATACAACACAGTATTGCAATTAATCGTAGCACAGTCGAAAACGAAGTAGTATCTATATACGGACCCAACACAAAAAGAGTCGGGTTACAAACTAATGTAGTAGACTAACAAGGAAAAATTATGGAAAACCATATGGAAGCAGAAATCAAGACAATACTTGCTAATCAGTTTGGTATTGACCCAAGCAATATTTTAAATGGTCAGTGCCTTAACAACGATCTGCATGCTGATTCCATTGACATAATAGAAATTATTATGTCTATTGAGCGTGAGTTTGGTATTGTCATCCAAACCGATGAATTTACCTCTACTACCGTGCAATTTTTACTTGATTTAACAGCAAAAAAATTATCTGTCAAAGAGATTGACCAGTAATTCAACATATTGTATAATAGTCTTACAGTAGCAATTTTATCAACTAGTAACACAAAAAGGACACAGCCATGTCAGATACAAGAACCGTAACTTCGGTGCAGGCTCGCAAGAGCTTGCTCAAAGCATTCAGCAAAAAACGCCCACTCTTTTTGTGGGGTCCTCCTGGTATCGGTAAAAGTGAATTGGTAGCCGATATTGCCCAGGAACTTGGTGGCTACATGATCGACCTCCGTCTTGGTCAGATGGAGCCCACTGACATCCGTGGTATTCCATTCTACAACAAAGACACCGGTAAAATGGACTGGGCTGAACCAGTTGATTTGCCAACTGAAGAATTTGCCAGCCAGTACCCTATCGTGGTGTTGTTCTTGGATGAGATGAATTCGGCGGCACCCAGTGTACAGGCCGCGGCCTACCAGTTGATCTTGAATCGCCGTAGTGGCAAATACTTCTTGCCCGACAATGTGGTCATGGTGGCTGCGGGTAACCGCGAAAGTGACAAGGGTGTTACTTATAGGATGCCTACTCCGTTGGCCAATCGTTTTATACACCAAGAAATGCGTGTGGACTTTCCTAGCTATCAGGAATGGGCAGTCAACAACAACATCCACAAGGATGTGGTGGGTTATTTGAGTTTTGCCAAGCAGGACTTGTATGACTTTGATCCCAAATCAGCCAGCCGTGCCTTTGCCACACCAAGGTCGTGGACATTTGTCAGCCAGATTCTTGAAGATGAAGACGGTGATGATGACACCATCATGAACTTGATCGCAGGTACCGTGGGTGAAGGCCTTGCTGTAAAGTTCATGACACACCGCAAGATCGCAGGTCGTATGCCCAAGCCCGAAGATATTTTAGCTGGCAAAGAGAAAGATCTCAATGTCAAAGAAGTGTCGGCCATGTATAGCTTGGTCATTGGCATGTGCTACGAGCTCAAGGGTGCCATCGAGCGCAAGGTTCCGGACAAACAGTTCCATGAAATGGCCGACCATTTCTTCAAGTACATGATGCAGAACTTTGAGACTGAATTGGTTGTCATGGGTGCTAGAATTGCTCTTACCACCTACAACTTACCGTTCCAGCCCACCAAGCTCAAGAACTTTGATGAGTTCCACAACCGTTACGGCAAGTATATTTTGCAAGCTTCGGCCTAGAAATAGGCCCGGAAGGCTGTGGTCATCACAGGCTGTGTCCATCACAGCCTTCCACCTTTTGACAGATAGACATGATAGAAATTACCACGTTTAGCACACATGCCTACATTGGTAACCTGGACACTTCTGGCCTGACAGATATTGTGCAACGGTGTCATGATTCCGACACTATCAAAATACAATACAGCAATCGCGGTGGATGGCAAAGTGCTGCCATGTCTGTTGGTGATTGTGCAGAGTTTGATCAAACAATAGTAGAGATACAACAATACTTGGCGCCAATATACAAGGAGTATGGTGTGGGCCATGGCCCTGTGCTCAGTAACTATTGGTTCAACGTCAATCAACAACACAGTTATAATCTGTCGCACACTCATCCCGGCAGCGTGTTCAGTACAGTTCTGTATCTGCAGGTACCAGAACACAGCGGAAACTTGATTTTGCAAAGATCCGACAACCAACAGGCCTATGTAATTGCCAACCACAGCACCCCCAAGAATCAAACCAGTTTTACCATAGAACCCACTGAAGGCATGCTGATAGCATTTCCCAGCCATGTGCCACACTATGTGGAACAAAATGAATCCGATCAACAAAGAATCAGCGTGGCATTCAACTTCAAATGAACTATACCATTACACGACTGGATCGTAGATATGCTTACTGGGAAGAATTCAACTACATGATTGAGTTCCATAAAAATCGTGAATGGGGCATGGGCACAGGTGTGCTGGACTTTGATAAAGCTAGAAAATGGTTCAATGAGACCTACGGATGGAGCCAGGAAGTAGACACCCGCAGAGAAATTGTAGCCAGCAAGGTGCGTATGAACATAGACATCCACGATTTCAGTTATCTCAACACGGACTGGGCTTGGAGTTGTAGATATCAAGAATACAGGATCTATGTCAGCGATCCGGCCCTGACCATGTTTGAACTCCGGTGGAGACAGCATGCGCCTGCCTGACGCTGAATGGCCTTACATCTGTTACACCAGCCACCCTTGGCCCGAAGTGTGTGATTGGTGCCGGGCAAACATTGGTGAATTTGATCAAACCTGGTACAAGCTGGGCGAAGACATTGCCGCCCAAAGCATATATACAGACTACAAGAGCACCTACATGTTTCGAGATGAACGACATGCTGTGCTGTTCCGGTTGAGGTGGGAGTGATACAAATCTTGGTCAAAAATGCACAACAGGCCCTGGATCTCAAACAGCAGGTGTTGGATGCTGGCCTGATCTTGCATGAAGATTTTACCTGGGAATATAGACCCGATCCTTATGATGGCTACAATGACAGTTTACATGCACATCCTGAGGTTAGATTCATATTCCGTGATCCTGCACAGGAAACATTTTTCCGCATGCGATTTGAGTAGTGTGTCATGATAAAATTCAATACATGGCCGCCTCCGGAAGATTGGACCGAAGTTGTAGTCACTTGGAAAATTATGTTGGAGAATCCCAGATTCAATCCCAACAAGATAGTAGACTGGGTAGATAGCACACCCGGCGGTAGGTATCACCTGCACGGATGGGAAGATTTACAACGATTTCCCAGACATGGCATTGGTGTTGGGGGCACCGATGGTTTTGCTTTTCGTTTTGAAGATGAACGCGATGCTGTACTTTTTAGATTGAAATGGTCTGAATGAACTACTACTACGAACTTGATGAACGCACACAAAAGGCCAACCTGGAACAGTGGCACTTGTGGTGCATGCCCAACTGCTCACCTGCAGAAGGTGGACGTATGTGTTTCAAGACACACGATGATTTTGTGTCCAACAGCCGCAGGGTTTGGTTGGAAAATGCCAATGGAGTTTACTTGGTCAAACCGCACTGGGGCATATACCGAGGGCAGGTTGATCGTCGTGAGTTCACCATGATCAAACTGCGTGCCCGGACCATCAAATGGTGGGAAGATGAGTAAGGCTGAATACTATGCCAACACAGCCGCAAGATTGGACACCATCATAGGCGGTGATACTGGTCATTATCAAAGGTTGATCCGAGTCAAAGCCGAATACGATGGCCTGGCCAGAGAAGTGCCACTGGAGCAAGGATTCCTGACCTTTTATGACTATGTGAAAGAATACTACGGAGTCAAGCTCATGTTCGAAGGAGATGATTTGAAACTGGCCTACACTGTGATAGACGACAAAAAGTACACTGTGTTTCTGCTAAAGTTTGGCCAATGAAAATCTCCATTAAACCTGGCCTGATCATATTCCATGATCCTAAACTTTGGGAACCCATACAGTATCAACTGGGTATAGACCATGGCACCCGTGTGTTGATCAGTTATGTGTGTCGCAGAGAGCTGGGTTTCACAGTGCGCAGACACAAGGCCTGGGTGCCCTGGAGTGAGAAATACAGCGATGACGAAAATGAGTTTCTTTCCAGCATTGGTCGAGATTTGTCTGGTCGTTACACACATCAGATGGAAATACACTTGGATTTCTATGACCAAGCCCAACAGACTTGGTTTGTGCTAAAATACCTAAATAGTACAACGGTTGACCAATAAATCCGTTTTTGTTATAATAGTATATACAATAAAATAATAGGAGCAAGTATGTTAGGAGCAATCATATTTTATGGATTTCTTTTAGTTTTGATTGGTATGGTTTTTAACTGGCTTGGATCATTAGATCGTCGAGCACTTCAAAAACTCAAACAAAAGGAAAATCCTACCGAACATGATTTGGCA